AAGTCGATGCCGCTGTCATCGACCTTGCAGAAATTGTGACTATATTGGAATTGAAAGATGATATGGTTGATTACTACCTGAATGTAGTAGAGAAGTATTTGTTATCTAATGAGAATTCAGATGAGATTTTGAGAGAGAGATTACTTGGTGCTATGGATCATTCCGAATTGGATAACCTAGAACAAGTAATGGAAGAGAAAACTAATAGTGTAATACATTAACATGAAACAGCAACACCGCAATTATATGATTAAACCAACCAACGTGTCAAGCGTTAAATAAGGCAAATATGAGTACTAAACATTATGTGAACAACGCCGACTTTCTGAAGGCTCTAATTCAATACCGTGAGGATTGTGAAACCGCAAAGAAGAATGGTAAGGAAGATCCACAGATTCCAAATTATATTGGTGAATGTTTCCTGAAAATTGCGGAACACTTGTCTAGAAAACCAAACTTTATTTCCTATTCCTTCCGTGATGAGATGATGAGTGATGGTGTTGAGAATTGCCTGATGTACTTTCGCAACTTTGATCCGGTAAAGAGTAAGAATCCATTTGCTTATTTTACTCAAATCATATATTATGCTTTTCTCAGACGAATTATGCGTGAGAAAAAACAACTGTATGTTAAGTATAAGGCAACAGAAATGTTCGGCATACTAGATGAGGGTGAATTTCTATCTGATGATGATGGAGCCAACAAACAGTTCCAGTTGTATGAAAACATTTCCGAATTCATTTACAACTTTGAAGAAAACAAAAAGAAGAAAAAAGAAAGTAAAACTAAAGGACTTGAAAAGTTCATTGAAGAGATTGATGAAGATAAATGAAGATTGCTCTTATAAATGATACGCACGCTGGTGCTCGTGGTGACAGTTTACCTTTTAATGAATACTTCTTCAAATTCTGGGAAGGTACATTCTTTCCTTATTTGAAAGAACACGACATTAAACATATCTGCCACCTTGGTGATGTGGTAGACCGAAGAAAGTTTATTAACTATGTTATTCTGAATTCGTGGCGTAAACGATTCTTTGATGTGTTAAAGAACGAAGGCATTACCATGGATGTAATTGTAGGTAATCACGATGTGACTTACAAGAACACAAATGAAATCAATGCCATGAATGAGTTGTTTGACCACTATGATAACATAAATGTGTACACAAGTCCAGTAAAGAAGAACTATGATGGTACAGAAGTATTGATGGTGCCTTGGATTAATTCTAGTAATTACCAAGAAACCTTAGATGATGTACAACAAACAACCGCACAGATTGTATTTGGTCACTTTGAGATTGCTGGCTTTGAAATGGACAAAGGTAATATTTGCCATACAGGCTTAGAAAAGAAGATGTTTGACCGATTCGATACTGTATTGTCTGGCCACTTTCACCACAAATCAAGTGATGGCAACATTTCTTATTTGGGTAATCAGTATGAAATTACTTGGGCAGATTATAATGACCAACGTGGCTTTCATATCTTTGATACCGACACAAGAGAGTTGACATTTGTACCAAATCCACATAAGATGTTTCATAAGATAACATATGATGATGGCGCACAATCATTTGAAGATTGGAAGACACATGACTTTAGTTTATACAAAGAGTGTTACATTAAAGTTGTTGTAATAAACAAACAGAACCCTTACCTGTTTGATACAGTATTGGATAATTTATATAAATCTGGTGCAGCTGATATATCCATTGTTGAAGACTTCAATGATTATGATACCGACATTGATGCCGATATTGTGGATCAGGCAGAAGATACAATGACCATACTATCAAAGTACATAGATAACTTGACAATTAATGTAGAACGTGATAAACTCAAGAACTTAATGAAAGAATTATACGTTGAGGCATTGAATACAGAAACTTCAGAATGATTATTTTTAGATATGTAAAATGGAGAATTGAATTATTATAAATAATGGTAAGGAGAATACCAATGAAATTCAATACTTTATCAGAAGAACACTTAGAATTAATAAAAGATACCACTAAAACTGGCCAAGAAATTTGTAATATTATAGGATGTGGAATTATTACCGTATCTCGATGGAGAAAAAAATTAAATGTTGATGTTAAAAAAGGTTGTAAAGTTGGCAAAAGTAAACCTTGGTCTTTAAAACAAAAAGAAGTTATTTGTGCCACTTGCAATAATATTTTTCATATCAATTTTGCTGCACATAGAAAATATTGTTCTCGAAAATGTATGCATAAAAATGAAGATTATTTAAATACTATAAGAAGTGTGGATCGTTCGTATATGCAAACAGAAGAATATAAAAAAACAAGATTTAAGAAAGATACACCAGAATTTAGAAGATATAGAAATAGAGTTACAAAATTAACAGAACAAACATATATGATGAATAAAAAAATAATTAATCCTAATGGATATAAGAGAACACTTGCTGGCATAGAAGATGGTTATCATCTGGATCATATCATATCTTGCAAAAAAGGATTTGAAAATAACATTTCGGCCGAAGAAATATCTGAAATTGGCAACTTACAAATGTTGCCTTGGAGAGAAAATATTGTAAAAGGCAAAAAATAATATGCTTGTTTTTCGTTATATTCGTTGGAAGAATTTTCTATCCACTGGCAACAGTTGGACTGAAATCAAGTTGGACAACTCACACAACACACTAGTAGTCGGTGAAAATGGTTCAGGCAAGAGCACAATGTTAGATGCATTGTGTTTCTCTTTGTTTGGCAAACCATTTCGCAGCATTAACAAACCCCAACTTGTAAATTCAATCAATGGCAAAGATGCTGTGGTTGAAGTTGGTTTTGATACCGCTAACAAATCATATAAGATTGTTCGTGGTATCAAACCAAATGTATTTGAAATTTATCAAGACGGTGTTCTAATCAATCAAGAAGCCGCAATGCGTGACTACCAAGAATTCTTAGAGAAGTTTATTCTCAAGTTGAATTACAAATCATTTACTCAGATTGTGATTCTTGGTTCGGCATCATTCACACCATTTATGCAGTTGTCTCCAGGTGATCGCAGGTCTATCATTGAAGACTTGTTAGACATTCAAATCTTTTCCACTATGAACAGTTTGGTAAAAGAACGAATGACTGAGAACAAAGAACTGTCAGTTGCCAAAAAGAGTGAGATCGAATTGGCAAAACAGAAACATGAAATGCAGAAGAAACATATTGATGAGTTGAATCAGAACAATGACCTAAGGGTAAAACAATATGAGAATGAAATTCAAACTAACAACAACGCCATACAAACCTTACATGGAGAAGTTGCTAACGCCAGTACATTGGTCGAAACGTTGTCAACATCAGTGGCAGAGAAATCTATTGTCGAGGATAAGGTCAAAAAGATTACAAAGCTTGAATCTCAAATTGAGAGCAATTTATCCAAACTACGTAAAGATATCAGTTTCTTCCAGCACAATGATGATTGTCCAACTTGTAGGCAAGCCATTGCCTCGGATTTCAAAGATACGGAACTTCTCAATCTAGGTACAAAAGTTGGTGAGTGTGAACATGGATTGACACAATTAGAATCCAAGTTACTTGCGGAACAAACTAAGTTGAATTCTATCTCCGAGGTACAGAAACAGATTCAGGCACTACAGATTCAGATTGCCACAAAGAGTACTTCTATTACCGAGATTAACAAGTATATTGTTAAAATACAAAAAGAGATTGCGGCATTGCAATCAAATAAAGATTCAACAGAGACACAACAAGTCCAGCTACAAGAACTCGCAAATCATTTGAGTAAGCTAGAAGAAGACTTAAGAGCATTAATAGATACAAAGACATATTATGAGGCCGCTTCGGTGTTGTTAAAAGATACAGGCATTAAAACAAAGATTGTTCGCCAGTATTTACCAATCATTAATAAATTGGTCAATAAGTATTTATCTACCTTAGATTTCTTTGTCAACTTCAACCTCGATGAGTCGTTTAAGGAAACAATCAAGTCTAGGCACCGTGATGAGTTTTCATATGCATCGTTTTCTGAAGGTGAGAAACAACGTATTGATATGGCCTTGTTACTGACATGGCGTGCTGTCGCCAAGTTAAAGAATTCATCCAACACCAACCTGTTGATACTGGATGAGGTCTTTGATTCTTCACTAGATACAGAAGGTACTGAAAATCTAATGAAGATACTACACATGTTGGAAGATGTTAATCTGTTTGTTATTTCACATAAAGGTGATATACTACAAGACAAGTTCCGAAATGTGATTCGGTTTGAGAAGGTAAAGAATTTTTCTAGAATAGTGAGGTAATTATGAAAGAGTTTTTAATTAAAGATGATGCGGCATTTAAGTTACGTGTTCAGGTTAAACCCTGTTTCGTACCAAAAGATTTGAATGCAGTATATTTTGTGCAAGAAGTTTTAGGTGAAGATGAAGAGATTGTTCATTCATCAACATATGAATTCTTTTTGACCAATGAAGAGATTGCAAAATTGTGTGAAGGATTAACCAATGAGTGAGGTACTCACGTTTAATACCGAAAGTAATACAGTTGTCAAGGAATCTGAAATTGTTCCATTGACAATTTATTCTGATGCTTTCGGTATGTTGAAAGAGGTAATGCCTGAATACACAGACAAGTTACCTAATAATAACATGGAGAGATTCTCCAAACAAATGCACCTGACAAGGAAGATGTACAATGGTAT